TTTATATTGTTAATAAGTGTTCTTTCAGTGGTCTTACCGAATCGAGTTCCTTCTCAAAACAAGCCTCAGACAGTAACTTTAGTTTACGAGGCATAGAGAAACTACCAGAATATTCAGAGTTGATACAGCATTGGACTATAACCAATCTAACATATGAAAGGATGGTAACTGATGATAAAAATATATTTACTTACTTTGATCCTCCTTATGAGATAGGTTCTAATTTATATGGTAAGAAGGGTGGTATGCATAAGTCTTTTGACCATGATGCTTTTGCTCAAGAATGTGATTTACATACTGGGCATACCATGATATCATATAATTCATCTCAGTTAATCAGAGACCGTTTTACCGATTGGATTCCAAATGAGTATGACCATACTTATACTATGAGATCTGTTGGTGACTACATGAAGAACCAACAAGAACGTAAAGAACTTGTGTTAACTAACTATGCCATATGATGATAGATATCCTCTTAAGGATTATCTGAACAGTATTAATTTCAATAAGGATAATCTTATGGAAGATGATCCTGGTTGGGAAAAGAACTATCCTCCTTATGTTATTAACAAATGCCTGTCACATCACATGGACACACTAGCATTTGCTAATGAGATGAATCGATATCCTAACTTGGATAAGAAATTACAATATTCTTTTTATCTAAATACAGTGAGACCGAAGAAGAGATTCTCTCCTTGGGGCAAAAAAGAAAAGGTGAAAGATCTTGACCTTGTGAAAAAATACTATGGCTATAGTAATGAAAAAGCGATTCAAGCCTTAAGGATCTTAACTCCAGACCAACTTAATTACATTAAAGAAAAACTGAATAAAGGAGGTAAGAGATGACTGAATTACAATGGACCAAAGATAATATGGTCGAGGTTCAATTAAAAGAACCTGATGACTTTCTTAAAGTAAGAGAGACATTAACTAGGATAGGTGTTGCTTCAAGAAAAGAAAAGAAGTTATATCAATCATGCCATATCCTTCATAAGAAAGGACAGTATTACATAGTACATTTTAAAGAACTATTTGCTTTAGATGGTAAGAAGGCAAATCTTTCCGACAATGATTTTCAAAGAAGAAATAGAATTATAAAACTTTTATCTGATTGGGGATTGGTGAATGTTGTAGATGAATCTGCTATAGTAGATGCAGCACCACTTAGTCAGATAAAAGTTATTGCATATAAAGAGAAGAGTGAATGGAACTTAGAATCCAAATATAATATTGGTAAGAAAAAGCAACCTACAAATGTATAAATAGGGCCAGTTGTTAAAGATATATGTCTGAAGAAATTTTAGATGATAAGGTAGAAGAGGAAAAGAAGAGAGGTCCGTTAGGTAAACTAAAGGATGCTATACTTCCAGATCCTGAAGAACAAGCTGCTATCATTAGTACATTTGTTCGCATTACCGTTCTTGCCTGGTCGGGTGGGATCTTGACTTTGAATTATGTTGCTATACCAGGTGTACCGCAACAGAAAATTGATCCAACTTTTATAGCTTCAGTTTTTACAGGAGTTTTAGCTAGCTTCGGAATTCAGACTGCATCTAAGAAAGGTGACGGTACTATGAAGATGAACGGCAATGGTGGCGGTGCTAACGGTGGTGCTCCCCCTGTTACTGCTAAAGATATTGAGGCAATCATAGCGAAAGCTGGACCTACTCAAACAATTAGAGTTGAACAAGCTCCCTTAAAAATTGTCACAGTCTCTGACGATAAAGAAAATTACAAACTATAGAGTCATGAAATTTAATTTTAATGCAATTGCTAATGCAATAAGTGTAGCATCAGGAGTAACACTTGCTACTCTCATAGGTGTAGGAACATACGTCTATGTAAATAAGGATGCTATCATTGAAGACATCAAGAAAGATGCTATCGAATCTATTACTGGTGGTTCTGCTATCGGTGGTGCTCTTACAGGAGACATTGGAAATCCTCAAGCATCTGCACCTGTACCTCAAGGTTCTAGTCTAGGTCTTCCTGTTCCTGGCGGATTCTAAATGGATCTTCAAAAGATTGCTTCTACTGGTACAGCAGTTGCTGTAGTGGGAACTGGTGCGTTTGTCGGTGGCAATCATGTCGTTGACCAACAAACTGGTGGTCCTCAGAAGAGAGAATCTGCAAAGATAGAAATGATAAGACAGATAGTTGCAGAAGAAGTGTATCTACAACTAATCAATGCTTGGCCAAAATCATCAGGTCCAGTTAAGGGTTTGAAGATACCTTCTACAGATTATAAGAAACAATTGCCTCAAAAATAATGATGGACAACACACAATTATCTTCCTACTATGAAAAACAAGCTGCTCAAGACAGTCGGATGGCAATCTTGGAAACTAAAGTTGAAGATCTTGAAAAAGGTTTGGAAGATTTTAATAACAAAGATAAGGAAGAACTCAATCAACGATTAAGATCTATTGAAAAACAAGTCTGGGGTGCTGGTGCTGTACTTGCTGCTATACTAGCCATCGTTGGTATCATAACTCAGATGGATATGGAAGAAGATGAGTGGGATGATGAAGCAAAAATTGAACATGTGATAAATATCGCATAATGGATACTTACCTATGGATCCTATTCGTGACTTACCTAATATTACTCTCGGTGGATTTAATATTCCTAACATCGTGGTCAGGCAACAGTCCGTTAATCTTGGAGGCATTTGGATAAGGAAACCAAGGGTAAGAGATATTAGTGATGTACAGATAGCAGATGCTAGAAATTGGATGGTGCAACCTCCACAGGCAATTCCTCCTGTAGTTCCAGTTACTGTTAATGCTGGTACTCCAATAGTTAATATTCCTGGTTGCGTCAAGGTACATAAAGAGAACGCAAAGAATCCTAATAATAAAAATAAACAATTAGTTAATGATGATCCTAAACAGAATGTAGTTCTATGTGATGGTGGCATGCCATACTATGAGCCACCTGATTACGATTACAGGGAACTTAGTTGGCAGACAGTTAATCCAAATAAAGAAGAAGTTGATGAAGGTGTTAATACAGATGAACCTCCTGCACCCGATATAGACACTCCAGAACCTCCTCCAACAGGTCCGAATACAGCAGGTGATATAGAATGTCCTCCACCTAATGCAAGACGTATAGGAGATTTAAATCAAGCAGGTACAGAAAAGGTTGTAGGATATAAGTTAAGTGTAGATAAAAAAATTTGCATAACAGAATGGGAGGAAGTTCCTTTTATGGAACAGTACCTCCCTAGTGTTTCTGTTATAACTACGACTGCTGGTATTGCTACTGTGGCAACGACATCGGCCCTACTTGCAAAACCCCTAGCGGATTTGATTTTGAAGGTGGTGAAACCTGCTGTGAAGAAGTTGATTGCGAAGGTGAAAGAGAAAGTCCTAAAGAAGAAACCTCCTGTTTTGTCTCGTCGGGAACGTCTGTTGAAGCAGAGGGAAGCGAACTCTGCTGTAAAAGCTGCGAGGAAGTTGAAGGGGGAGTAAACTTAAGTTCTGGTAACTCGTGTTCGTGTGGTAGTATCTTTCCACCTGGAGTTGTAACTACTACGTCTGCACAGATTGAATGGTATGGTGACTTAGGATGGAAGAATATACCAGATTTTTTGAGTTCTCCGCAATTTTTTAGACGAGCTATTTCAAAGTCTAATCTCTTATTGGCAACTAGTTGACTAGCCATTTCTATCTGAGCATTTGCTGCTTGATGACATTGCTTCTGTAGTTTTCTATTCAATGGTATTGATAGAGTAGCAGAGAGACCAGCATTGAATGACTGGTTTGCTTTCATATCAGTACGAATAGGTTTAAACCAAGTAGGTGTCATACCTCCACCATTATTAATTACATCAGGTATACCATCAGGAGCATCTACATCTACTTCTATCTCTATACTTGATCCATCTTCAAACCATCTATCTCCATTTGCATCTACTCTATCATCATACCATTCTTCCCAAGGGTAGTTCTTTACACTCACTGTTTGTTTAACAGTCTTACCCTCTACATCTGTTAGGTTATATTGTGGTTCATCATAGAAGTCCTCCCAAGGATCTTTACGTGAATCAGCAAACTGTATATAGGGAGTGAGGTTAAACGTACTACCTTGACATTGCACTCCACCACCGTAGGTATTCGTTATGTATGGACCTTGTAAAACTTGTATTGCCTGGTTCGTTACTGAGCCAGAACTATTGGCGATAGGATTCGCTGTGGCACTTACACCCCCTACACCTTCCGCCAGTGTGACAGGGGCAATCGCAAGATTTGATAGACATAATGCAGCTATTGGGTAAAGGTTGAAGTTGTGTCTGTGACGCTTTGTATTTGAGTCGTTCTTTGGATGATTGTTTGATTGGTCATCCCTGGTCCTTGATACGTTTGCACGAAACTGAACGCCTCTCCTGGAGTCGTTATCGTGAAGTCTGAACCTGTACCAAGGTCTAATGAATCGAAGGAACTTGTTACGGCTCCTGTTATTGCAGTGCCGTTCGTGGCTGTTGTTGCCGTTGAAGGTTGTATTGACACTGTTGATGTGTTCACGTTGGGGTTTAATGGTTGTCCGTCGTTGGATATTCCATGGCCCGATACTGAGTATTCCCATCCTGTTCTATAATCAATTGAATTTATTGTCTCTGTGACTGTGCTTTCAGTCTCAGTATGACTCGTCATCGAGCCCTGTTGGAAGTTGGGGACCACAGGGACCGCCATAGCAGGTGCAGCACCGACACTTGCACTTACCACAGCTATCACATATGGGACATTCTTCAACTTCATCATCTTTCTTAAACAGTTTAAGTAGATTAAACAAAACTACCTCACGGTAATTTCTGATACAAATTGACCTGTAGCCGAAGTTCCAGCTCCACCAGCTGTTAAAGTCATCACACCAGCAGAGGTGATCGTACCAGCTAAGTCTCCTTTAACTCCACCTGATGACACTAAAACTGAGCCGTATGCAGGCATATCTGCTACAACACCACTCGCTACGTCTACACCAGTACCGATAGGATTTACCGCATCTCCTGAAGTCCAACTTTCGCTAAAGCTGAAGGCTGAGCCTGTGGTGTTTATATCGTATGTACCAGCATCCAATGTTGCTGCTGCAGTTACACTTGCTGGAGCAGTTATCTTACCAAAGTGATCATCAGCAGATGCTACTTTAATATTGTTACCACTAACAGTATAGGTTGAACCTATTCTTGTACCAGAAGTGAAAGCTGCGTCAACTGTTAATTGGGTTGAAGTACTCAACCTATGAACTAAATCAGCACGAGCTGCCATTGGTGTCATCCCAAGCAACATAACAATAGGTAGTAATTTCTTCATGTTTCTTGACATTGTTACCTAGATCTATATAGGTGATTATTACCGTCTAAATTTGTACGTTAAATCACACTTCCAAAAATCTTAAGAATGATGTTAAATAGTAGTGTCGCCACAAAGGGACACACACTAAACCTAGCTTACTTAAGGAGGAATTATGACTTACTTAACAAAATATCACGCAGCAAATCTTCCAGAATTGATGGAGAAGATTACTCGTAACGGAATTGGGATGGATGATTATCTAAATAGATTTTGGGAATCAGATAACAAATCTAATTATCCACCATATAATTTAGTACAATTGAATAATCATGAATCGAAACTCGAAGTCGCATTGGCAGGGTTCAAGAAAGATGAAGTCAAAGTCTATACGGAGTTTGGAAAACTATTTGTCGAAGGCATCAAAGAAGATAAAGAAGGAGATGTTGAGTATACACACAGGGGCTTGGCACAACGTTCGTTCAAACGCTCTTGGACACTCTCCGAAGATTGCGAAGTTCGACAGGTCGTTTTTGAAGATGGACTCTTATCCATTGAATTAGGAAAAGTAGTACCAGAACATCATGCTCGTAAGGATTACTTGACAGCAGATTAAATGTAGTTTAAGATACACTATATAATGAGCCACGATAGCGGATCCTAATGAAAAGGCTTATCGCATTAGCAGCACTTGCTGCCCTAATACCTGGTTGTGCCGAGGCACGGACTAGACTTTCGGGAGCAGGTGCTTCTTTTCC